TGATATATGAGTTGTCATACTCTTTTGGATAATTCTTTAATGCGTTGTTTTTCATCTTACGCATAATCATTTGTTCCTTGCTACCGCCACTTGTGTAAGTAGGGTTGATATACTTTAAGAGTTCTTCGTCGGCAAGCATTTCATCAAGGGTCATGCTTTCGGCTTTCTTGTTGATTTCGTCGTAAAACTTATCTCTTTTTTCTTTGTTTACTTCTTTCTTGGTATATTTAGCACCATTTTTAGCGGTGTATTCTTTTTCTTCCGTGAAAGCATACAAAGTATTTTGTCTAATTTGAGCAATAATATTGGCTTTCACGCTATCTCTTGTGGCGATTAAGTATTCAACACTGCCGTCCTCTTTTTCAGCGGGATAAACCACTGCAATTACTTTGTTGTTAGCGTTCTTTAATTGTGGTTTGTAGATTGGTGGCGTCATTTCCATACCATTGAATTGTGGCATGATAAACTCATCGCCCTCTCTAATTAGAATTGCATTGTGTAAACCACTGCCCTTTTTAAGTCCAACGCCATATTTACGGACAAGTTTTTCGTTGCCCGCACCTTGCGGTTTGATAGCGATTGTATAAACCTCTTTTTCTTGGTTGCCCTTATCCTTAATGGTTGTCTTTCTTAAATCGAAGTAGATTTCGCTAGGGATTGAAGCATAGTTTAATTCAGTAAAACCAACGTTTTGCACTTGTAGTCTTAATAAAGTTGGGTCGATTTTGCCTATGTCAATGCCGTTTGATTTGCAAAAACTCACGATACCCGCAATACAATTAATTGCACATGTCTTGCCATAAGGGGTAAAGTTCGCACCAAACTCTTGATTGGCTTTGTCTAATTCGCTTAATAATTGATTTTGTAATGCAAGACCGCCACTTAAAGCGACCTCGTTTTTCTTTGTTGTTGTTAATTCTTGCTTTGGCATAATGTTTATTCCTTTGTGAATAGTGCTACTAATAAAGCGATAATTATGAAGATTATGTAGATAGCCGTGCTAACTGCAATCGGTATCCATAGCGGAAACCAAACCCAAAACCAATTAATGTTTAAAGTTCCCGTTAGTTTAAGAATTAGAAAGACGATAAATGTAATAAGTCCAATGCTTTCTAAACTAATTGTGGTTGTTGTTGTAATGTTTCTATCTTGTTCCATGTTTTTTAATCCTCATCGAGCAGTTTCATTTGCTCTACTTTCTTTAATCGGTAATTTAATCTTCGATATTCTTCGTAAACGGGTTTCCATATAAACTCACATTGTTTACGTTCGTTTGGTAATAGTTGTTCCATGATTTCAAGTTGATGGGCTAGGTCAAGGCTATAAGGACAACCCTTGCACCCCGTTCTTTTAAAGTTGTAGGGTGGTTTGTATAAGTCGCAAATATCTATGAGATTTTTTCTCACGAACTCATCTTCCCAATTATCATCAACCTTGATTAACGGGTGAAATCGAATAACTTTTTTAGTTTTGCTATCAGTTATAATGCAACCTAGCCTTGCTCTATTTCCGCCCTCATCGGCTCTCATACCCGTAATACCGATAGATATATGATTTTCTTTTTCCCATTTGTGTATTGGTTTCTTTTTTAATTCGTTGCAACATAAGTTTGAATAGTTATATTTGCCCTTTTCTTCAAATTGATAGAGCAAGATTTTAGGACACATGTATTTACCAACATAATCGGTTTTGCCTAAATACTTGGCGATATACTTTGCATTAGTGCCTTTATTGAATTGATTAACTCGCAAACTATGTTCTTTGCTCTTAAATGGATAACCAACTCTTTCTAACATTGGTTTGATAGGGGTAGAGGGTTGCAAGATTACAAACCTATCGTCTTTACTTGCTAACCCTTTTACAAAGTCCACTATCATTTGGTATTCAATACCCGTGTTTATGAAAACTCTTGGTATTCGATTATTAGGCAACGCCATATCAAGCAAGTAATGTAGAATAGTGCTATCCTTACCACCGCTAAATGATAAATAAGCGTTGTGTTCTAAATCATATTTTTCGTTAGTTGTTTTAATAACTTCCAACCTATCAAATAGTGTTAATTCGTAGTCCATATTAGAACTTCGCTACTATTGGCTTTAAGATATTGTCCTCAACTCTTACGCAAATGATTTGTGCGTTTGTCTTAAACTTGTTTCTTAAAGTGTTATTTGAGATTTCGCCACCCTCATCAAATAGATAAGGCAATTCGGTTAAATCTAATTCTTTTTTGATTGCTTCTACGATAGCGATACCCGTGATAATCTTTTCACTCTTACTGCCACTTTTCCAAAGTGTGTTAGTGCTTTCGTCCTTGTCTATATCATAGATATAAGGTTTGCAAACGGGGTCAAAGCCACCATTGATATTCTCTTTGATAAGTTGAAACTTAATCTTTCCAAAGACTTTTGCGATATGTTCATCAAGCAACTTTAATTTGGTGTAAATGTAAGTCTTTAATGCTTCACGCTTTTGCTCGGTTTCGATTAGTTTGTTAGACACGTTCTTTCTTTCAAGTTTTACGCTTTCTAACAATTCCATTTGTCTATTGTAGTAATTCCTATCATCAATAACCTTTTGGGCTTTCATTTTGTCGCTTTCAAGATTTGTAATGGCTTCATAGTTATCGCTAGACTTTTCGCTGACTTTTTCTTTACGAGCAGTTAGTTGGTCTTTGAGTTCTTTTTCTTTTTCTCTTAAAGCCACGAGTTCATCACTTTCCTTAAAGGTTGGTGTATCAATGATTTCCTCATTTAGTTTGGCTAAACTATCTCTATCAACTGCAATTGACATTTCAAGTCCATTTGCTTTGACAAATAAATCTTTGTCTTTTTCTTGCAGTTTATCGACAAGTTCTCTTGCCACTTTGCCATTGGCAACCACTTGCTTTCTTTCGCTTTCAAGAGCAGTTAATAACTCTTGTTTCTTACTTTCGATTTCGCTATCGCTAAATGGTCTATGACATGTAGGACACTCTTTAACGATTTGAGTTCCCACATTTTCGATTTGTTTAGTTAATTCTTTGTATTTAAGAGCAAGGCTTTCTCTTTCAGCACTCTTTGATTTGATTTGACTTTCAATACCACCACGTTCGATTTTAAGGTTGGTGTATTCATTTACTTTGTCGTTTATTTGCTTATTGAGTTCATCAATTTTTGCTTGGTGTTCTTTTGCCTTGCTTGGCTTTGCCATGTATTCTTTAAACTCTTTTTCATTTTGAGCAACGATAACTTTTGTTAGTTCAAAGATTTCTTTTTCAAGTTGCTCTACAACACTATCTTTGCCACTGCTATATTTGATTTCATTAATCTTGTTAGTAATGGTTTCAATTTGTTCTTTGGCTTGTTCTAACTCGGTATCAGTTGGATTGCTTGTTGCCTCTAATAAACTAACTTGACTATCAAAGCCGACTAATTGAGTGTTTAATGTATCAATGTCAGCGATATATTGTTTTTTAAGTAAATCAGTTCTTCCAAGAGCGTTTAATAAGTCTTGTTGAATAATGGCTAGATTTGGTTGTTTCTTTAAGATTTCTTCATCACTAACATCGCCAATGAGTTTAACGATAAATGACCTTAACATTTGCCACTCTTTCGTATCGCCCTCGCCAAGATTACCTAGATATAAAGGGTTGGTAAGCATTTGCACTTTGTCGACCTCGCCCTTTAAATCGTTTCTAGCACCAAAGAGTTCCTCGATATTATAGTAGTAATCTCTTTCTCTTGTGTTTTCGATACCATTAATGAAATACTTTTCATAATGACCTTGCATTGAGAGTTCCTCACTGCCCCTAGTCTTGACCCATTTTTCGCCATAGACTTTGGCTAATCTAACGCTATGAGTTAAGCCGTTTTCTTGTTTGACTTGAAACGTTCCCTCAACCCTAACCTCTTTCTTGGTATCGCTTAATGGCTTAATAGCACTTAAATCGCTACTTCCGTCCAATAAATAGTTAGTTAGCAAGAAATAGATTGCTTCTAATGTGTTTGTTTTACCGATACGATTTTCGCCTACGATTTTGGCATTTGAGCCGTCGAATACATAGACCTCATGTTCAATGTTTCGGTAGTTGGTTAGTTCAAGTTCTAATAATCTAACTTCTTTCATAAGTTCCTCACTTTCTATGCTTTGTCTAATTCGACTTCGATTTTTTCCATGATTTCTTTAAAGTCTTTGCTATCATGTGTCCTTGCTAATAGGTGTAATGAGAACATGGTGGTTAATGTTCCAAAGAACGCACCGCATAATTCCTCGCCACACTTTTCCATGACTTGTTTTGCGATTGGGTTTTTATTGCCAATTTCTTCTAATGTATTAACTAATAATCCCGCAACCTCTTTGACTTTGAGTTTCTTTCCACAACTGCTTGTGATTTCAGCAACTCTATCGCCATTAATTGTTTTCATCGTTTTTAACCTCACTTTCTTTTACATATATTTTTCTAACGGGGCATGTAAGTTTCATGTAATCATCTTTGGTTATTTCAATCTTGTTGTAGCCCCTATCAAAGACATAATATTTGCCCTCGATTTCTTTACGATATTGGATTGACTTATCACTAATGAATAGCCCTTTTGGGTTTATTGCTTCTATCATCATTGGTTTATTCCCCCTAGTAAGTAATCCGTTGTGGTAAATGCTTTATTCAATATATCGAAAGCCTCTTTTGTAATATCTACGTTAATGTGAACATTTTTATATTCATAACGAGAGTTAAGTGAATATCTCTTTTGTTCTACCCAATGAGCAACCTCTAAATCTAACATTTTTTGCAGTGTTTCAAACGCTTTGGCTTTAATGTATAAGTGTTCAAATGGGACGCCTTTATATGTTTTCCACGTTTCATCAATTATCGGCATAACCAACTCATCATTTTTTGGCATAGCCAACTCATCATTTTGTTTTTGAGTTGCGTGTTTAATAAGTTCATCTCTATATGATTTATTTTCTTCTTCAAGTTCCTTAATTCTTTGAATAAGGTATAATTCAGTTTCTTTTTCCATGTTTTAACCTCTAAATACTTTTTCTAATCTATATAGTTCTTGGCTTTGTCTTTCAGTGATTTTGCCCTCGCTTCGCAGTTTTAATAAGCGGTCATATTTTTGCCTATCTCTAATGGCTCGCATTTGAGCAAGTTTCTTTTTGTGTCTTTCTTTGGCTTCCTTAATGAATATGTCCTTATCCGTGAGTTTCCACTTTTTAAGTTTGTTATCTTCATCGGGGTAATAGATTTCTAATGAAGCCGTATCTTTGAAAACGTAATCAAATAAGATTTTGCTATTGATAAGTTCTCTTGTTAGTTCGTAAACACTATTGACTACCTTAACGTAATGCCTATGTCCGCCACCTTTTTCTCGGTATATGCAACTTATTTCAAATGCCAATTCGGGTATGTCCTCATTGTCGTAATTCTCGAAACCGCTTAACACTGCAATTCTTTTGCTCGTAAAGATTGCTTCGACCTCGCCTTTTTCTTGCTTTTCAAGTAATTGCGTTAAATAGACAATTTCAGCGTTGTTTGATAGTTCATAAATATCTTTTTCATCGTAGCCATGTTCTTTAGCGTAATGCTTTGCAAACGCTAATGCTTTCTTATTGGTCTTTTCACGAAATATCTCGCCTTGTATGTAATAAATCTTTTGGTAATTACTGCTCATGTGCATAAACCTCGATTGGTTTGATTTCCGTATCATCAAGCACTCTATTTTCTTGGTTGATAAACGGCATAGTTCCCTCTAACTCAATAAGCGAATTAAGGTGGTTGTAATATTGATATTTGGTTTCAATTTTCGCCTTTTCCTTTTTGATATAATCTTCAAGTTCTTGTTTATTTTCGGCTAATTTAATTCCACCTTTACTATCTTTGATAATTGGAATATAACGTTCTCTACCCGTGTGCCAATTCAACTCTCTTACATCGCTTGATAAGACCACACATTTATCATGGGTGTATGGGCTTGTGTTTAAGGCATAATAAGGATTGCCCTCACTATCGACCACATACTTAACGATTTCCTCAATAGTCCAATAACGACCTACTTGGTGGTTTTCTAACCATGTTTTAAGTGCGTGTTGTCTTGTTAATAATCTTTTTGTTTTGAGTTTCTTTTCGCTTTCGATAACTCTTTCAATTTGTTCGTTTGTCATTTTTCAAATCTCGCTTTCGTAATTGGGGTTTTTCAGTTGGTTATCCCCACCAACGCTTTTTTATTCAGCAGTTAGGTATAATGGCGCAAACCTAATCGTTGCCGACAATTATGGGTGTTAGTCCAAACCCTTTAAGGACAAGCAACTAACGGGGTATCACACTGCACATTTTTGAAAGGATTGGTTTTTATAAAAGACATGAAATATAAGGCTGTAAATAATCAATTTAAGGAGTATTTTTTACATGAAATAATTAAAGTAGGATTACTCGTGCATGGTGTCCGTTTTTAGTGGTTTATGTTTGTTCTTCTTCTAGTTGTTGAATTATGTATCTCTCTTGCTCAACGCTTGTGTTAAGATAAGCCAAAACGCTATTACGCTTTACCCCGTGTTCATTGAATAGCACTCGACCATTGAGTTCCTCTTTGCATTTCTTCATAATTTCAAATGCTTTTGATTTCTTGCAACCGCAGTAGAGTGCTACTAATTTGTAATCCCAAACGGGTGTTGCTAATGCTTCTTTTCTTTCTTGTATTGTCATTTTTCAAATCTCACTTTCTTGCATTATGGCAACATTATTCGCAATCAAAAAGGCAATCTAATACCTCATTACGACCAAATAAATTAGTCATTAGTCGTATTTCCTCGACATTAAAATCGCCACCATTACTAATCTTTTTATATAAGTATGAAATAGAAATGTTTAAATAATAAGCCAAATCTTTTTTTGAAACGCTATGATTTAATAGCATGGCTTCAAACTTGTTTTTGTTAAACATTATTCGTCCCTCACTTTCTAGGTTGCGTTTGGCAACTTGTGATTTTATGATAACACGATTATTTTATTTGGCAACAATTTTCTACAATAAAAAGAAAAAAAGTTGTAATTCGCAATAACATATTTAATAATAAATATAGGAAAAGGTAGTATTTTTATGAGAAATGATAGGATAGGTATTATTATTCACAACCGAAGAAAAGAGTTGGGTATTACATTAGAACAAATAGGTAATGCGTGTGGTGTTAATAAATCAACCATTATGAGATGGGAAACGGGTAGAGCCAAAGATATTAAACGCTCGCACATTGATACACTATCTAAAATGTTATATTTACCTCTCGAAGTATTATTAGGTCTTGATGATGATGTTGAGATTGAAAAAGCCGATATTGTGTTGAAGCGAAACGAGATAATCAAATTGCTAAACAACATTAAAGAAATTGACAAACTAAATAATATAAAGAA